TTCAGACGTGTGCTCTTCCGATCTGAAAAGAACTCCGAGGAGGATATAGACCTCTTCCTCTCACTGGTCAGCGCGGCGGCGGCACAGAAAGAGTTCTTCAACAACCCGGTGGTGGACGGCGGCGTGTTCGCGGAAATCACCTACGGGAAAGTGCCGGCACTTTCCAAGTTCAAGTTCCTGGTGATATACGGGGACCCCGCACCGGGAGAGAACAAGACGAAAAAAAGTTCCACCAAAACGGTGTGCCTGCTCGGGAAACTCGCGGGAAGGCTTTATCTGATAAAAACGTTCCTGGACAGGGGGCTGAACGCGGAATTTGTAGAGTGGTACATCAAGCTGCTGGAGTTCGTGGGCGGGAAAACCACCGTATACTGTTACATGGAGAACAACAAATTACAGGATCCTTTTTTCCAGCAGGTATTCCAGCCCATCGTGCGGCGGATACGCAGGGAAAGGAAAATATCACTGTACATCACCGGGGACGAGGAGAAGAAGACCGACAAGGCCACACGTATCGAGGCGAACCTGGAACCGCTCAACCGGGAGGGGAACCTGGTACTCAACGAGGCCGAAAAGGACAACCCGCACATGAAACGGATGGCGGAACAGTTCAAGCTGTTCAACCTGCAACTGACCTATCCGGCAGACGGACCCGACTGCGTGGAGGGGGGAAACAGAATTATAGACCGCAAGGCCAGACAGTCGGAAAAGCCCGTCATTGTCACAAGGAAAAGCACGCGGTCACAAAACAAGTACAGAGTGTAAACTTCAATACCTATCATTATGAGCAAATTTATCGAACTTTCAGACTACGACGCGAGCATACACCGCGAGATTCTGGACGCACTGACAAGGGAGGACGACGCCGTCGTGGAGATATGCGAGGACCGCGCCGTCGCCGAGATGCGCTGCTACCTTTCCAGACGTTACGACTGTGACAAAATATTCACGGCAACCGGTGACAAACGCAACCAGCTTGTCCTGATGATGGCCATCGACATAGCCGTGTACCACATCTTCTGCATACATAACCCGAGGAACCTGTCACCGCTGCGGAAGGAACGCCACGAAAGGGCGGTCGAATGGCTGAAAGCCGTGGCGGCCGAGGAGATATCGGTGGACGGCCTGCCCCTGCTGTCCGAAGAGACGAGGGCGGCAAAATCAAATTTCCTTATCAAAAGCAACCGTAAACGTGTAAACCATTGGTAATATGAACAAAAGAAAGAAAGGGGCCGGAAAGATAACCCAAAGCGGGAACCTGCCGAGGCCCGGGCAGAAAGGACCCGCAACCATCATACTGACACAGCCCAGAAGGTTCGGTATAGACATAGCGGACTACATGCTCGCGGTAAGGGCTTTCGAGAATGTGGACTACTCCAGACGCTTCAGGCTGTACGACCTGTTCAGCGACATACTCATGGACACGCACCTGACAAGTGTCATAGAGAAACGGAAGAATGCCGCACTGGCATCTTCCATAGAATTCCGCAGGAACGGGAAGCCGGACGAGAAGGTGAACAAGCAGATCAGGTCCCCATGGTTCCGGAAGTTCATAGGGGACATCCTGGACGCCAAATTCTGGGGGTTCTCACTCGTGCAGTTCTACCGCAAGGGGGAATGGGTGAACTACGACCTGATACCGCGCAAACACGTCGATCCCGTGCGCAGGCTCATACTGCGGCACCAGACGGACACCACCGGGACGTCCTGGGACGAGTACCCCGACCTGTTGTTCATCGGTTCACCCGACGATCCCGGACTGCTGGTGAAAGCAGCCATCTGGGTGATATACAAACGTAACGACGTGGCGGACTGGGCACAGTTCGCGGAAGTGTTCGGAGCGCCCATCAGGGAGTACACGTATCCCACGGATGACGACGAGGCACGGCAGAGGGCGCTGGACGACGCGGACAGCACCGGAAGCCTGTCGGTTTTCGTGCACGCGGAGGATACGGTGCTCAAGCTCGTGGAAGCCGCGAACAAGACAGGGAGCGCGGACCTCTACGACAAGCTCTGCGAGCGCTGCAACAACGAAATCTCAAAGCTGTTCCTCGGAAACACGCTCACCACCGAAGCCTCCGACAAGGGCACACAGGCACTGGGAACCGTACACAAGGACGTGGAGGAGAAAGTGACGCTCTCCGACAGGCAGGACATCCTCGACGTGCTCAACTATGACATGGCCGACATATTCGCAATGCTCGGAATAGACACCACAGGCGGGGAGTTCTGCTATCCGGAAAAGAAGCTTATCGAACCGGAGAAAAAGATGTCCATCCTCACACAGCTGCGTACGAACTTCAACCTGCCGGTAGGTGACGACTACCTCTACGAGGAATTCGGGATCGAGAAACCGGCAAACTATGACGAGCTGAAGAAACGCCAGGAGGAGAAAGCGGCGGAAATCGAGGCAGCGAAGGCCCGAGAGACCGAAAAGGCGGAAGAGGATGAACCGGATCCGGAAGAAGAACCGGAACTGGAAAAGCACGGTAAAGGAACACCCAAAGAAAAGAAAAATGCCCTTAAAAACGCATACAACTGGCTGAAACGTTTTTTCGGGAAAGCCCCGGGGAGAGACGGGGCAGCTTTAGAATGGTGATAAACGACCTCTACAGAATGGAGGACAAACAGGTGGAAACTTTATTCTCGTTCGATGAAGAGGTACTGAAGAAAGCCCTGAAGAACATATACAGCAAAGATTTCCATCCCATGACCGACATCGAGGAGAACCTGTTCGAGGCCACGTGGAAAACGATGAACAAAGCCACCGACAAGGGGTTTGGGACACGGAAAACCGATGATCCGGATTATGACTTCTACCGTGAAATCCGAATGAACAACGCCGTGTTCGCAGCTTTCAAGGTACACAGGGCACAGAACGACATGGCAGCGCTGCTGCTGGACAAAAACGGAAGTTTAAAGCCGTTTGAACAGTGGGTGAAGGAAGCCATGCCCATAGCCGACCACCAGATGATCCATTGGCTGCGTACAGAATACGACACGGCCGTCATACGGGCACACCAGGCCGCGGACTGGAGACAGTTCGAAAGGGAAAAGGATGTATTGCCGAACCTCAAATGGATGCCGTCCACAAGTGTGACGCCGGGAGCCGACCACCAGATTTTCTGGGGGACCATACGTCCGATAGATGATCCGTTCTGGAACGAGCACAGGCCCGGAGACAGATGGAACTGCAAGTGCACGCTCTCATCAACGGATGAAGCGCCGACAGCGGTACCGGACGAAAACGGGCAGAACAAGGCACATGACGGTCTGGAAAACAATCCGGGAAAAGACGGCAAACTGTTTTCAGACAAACACCCCTACATTACTGAAGCGCATCCGGGAGCAAAAAAAGCCGTGGACGCACTGACCAGGCGCATCAACGAAATGATAGCCGAAATGCCGGACAACCTGACGCTGGAGGAAAAAACCGACATCGCCCGCAACAATCTCAAGATAGAAAAGGCACTCGGCGTTACCAAAGGCAAGCCGATGACATACGAACAGGCGAACAAGGGAAAGGAGAACCCGAAATTCGGAAAAGAGGAAGGATACCGCGTGAATTGCCAGACCTGCACCGTGACACACATGCTCAGAAGGTTGGGGTTTGACATCGAGGCAAAACCCAACATCAGACAAAGCGCATACAATGAAATGGCAAAACAAGGTATCACATGGGAAGAACGTTTCCTGAACCGGGACGGAACAAAGCCGGATTATGACTATACCTATAAATGGCAGGTCAGAAAGGGATATCAAGTAATGAATGCAAACCGGCTGAAGGAATACTTCAGGGAAAAATTCAGAGAGGATGGAATATACGAGATATATTGTGCCTGGAAAGGCGGCTCCGCACACGTGTTCTGCGCAGAGGTGACTGAAGGAAAGACAAGGTTCTTCGACCCGCAAACCGGAAAGGATGATGCAAGCAATTACATACAGAGCATGAAAGCGGGCCGTGTGGGAGTGATAAGAATAGACAACAAACTGGTAAATCCCAAAATCATGGGACTATTCATCACCAAATAAACGGGAAGAAAGTGCCAGCCCCTCCTCACCGTCCACCAGACGGCAGGACTGGCCGTCGAACAGAATAAAGGCGGGAAGACCGACAGGCAACTCAAAACCATCCCCGTCAACACAGCCCACGGAATAGATGCTTCCTTCAGGGGAACTGGCTGATAAGACAACGGAGTTGTAACCGCTACTGTTTGCTAATTCCGACACTTGTTTAGGTATTTCCATAACGCAAAAAGGCACATAAAAAACGCCTTGCTGCAAAAGTATAAAATTATTTTTTAATTCAGTCATTCATGGACATAAAAGAATATTCAAAACTGATAAAAGCCAAACGGAAAGAACTGGATGGGCTAATGAAACGGAAAATGCCGGTTATCGCTGGACGAATGGCAAAAGACCATTTCCAGGACAACTTCCGCCGGGAAGGTTTCGTAAACGGAGGATTACACCCGTGGCCGAAAGCGAAAAGGCTGTCCTCGGGACGGACCGATGCGGCAGGGAGCTACGGGACGCTGCTCTCCGGAAGGAACCATCTCTTCAGCTCCGTCAAATACATGCCGGGAGAATACCGAGTGAGGGTGGCAAACGAACTCGTCTATGCGCCGGTCAATAACTGGGGAGGAGAAGTTCATCCGACTGTTACGCCCCAAATGCGGCGTTTTGCATGGGCGAAGTATTACCAGGCTTCAGGCAAGGCTAAAAAAGCCGCCACGGGCAAAAGAAAAGGCAAAAAGAAGGGTTCTGCCGCAAACAATGAACCGCAGGAAAATCAGGAAGCGCTGAAATGGAAAAGGCTGGCGCTGACCAAAAAGAAAAAGCTCCGGATAAAAATACCGCAACGCCAGTTTATCGGGGAAAGCCGGGAACTGTCCGAAAAGATAGACCGTAAAATGGAGAATGAAATCAGAAATATTTTAAACTTATAACAACATGGAAGAAATTTTTATCGCGATCATGGAACGCATCGCCGAAAAGATGCCTGAACTGTCATACATTGACGAGGACTACGGACAGCTTGAAGCCGGGGCGGAGGAGGACCACTATCCGGTAACCTTCCCCTGCGTGCTTGTCGGGAACGCCGAATCGGACTGGAATGACCTCGGTTACGGGGTACAGAAAAGCGAGTCACTCATCACCATACGACTGGCCATTGACTGCTACGATGACACCCACTACACCTCCGGAACCTATGACAAGGTAAGGGAACGGCAGCTGAAGGCCAAAGAGCTGTACAAAGCCTTGCAGGAGTTCCAGTGCACGGAAGAGACCAGCCCGCTGGTCAGGGTAAAGAGCCGGGACTATTCGCTGCCGGGAAACATCAAGGTGTACGAGACGGTTTATTCTTTCACGCTGCATGACGAGTCGGCCATGCAGTAAGGGGAAGGTTCATTCCCCCGTGAACAGGGAAAGCTGGACGGCTGTCAGGCGGGGTTTCTTAACCTTTGGGACGGGCTTCACCTCCAAGTCCTTCAGCTCCCGGCACTTGCACCGGATAATGGACATGATCCGCTCCTCGGAAATGAAAAACTCCTGGCGGGACAACACTTTCAGGGCATCATCAAAACGCAGGCGCTGCACCTCCGTCCAGTAATAGTAACGGCGGCACAGGGCTTCATCACGGAGTTCTATCAGTTTTTTGTCTCGTCCTTTAGCCATAAGTTCAGGTATATGCTGCAAAATTAGGCATTTAACCGGGGATGTTAATAAAAAAACGCCGCATCGTGTATGAATGCGGCGTTTTTCTGTTTAGAGTGTGAACAAAATCACATGGTCATCAGTTCGGTGTCATCCTCACCCGGAACAAACGGCTCGATGCGGGTGATCACCTTGCTCTGTACCTTCACCCGCCCGCTGCCATTACAGACCGGACATTTTGCGGATAAAGGAGCTCCTCCCTGGTCCAGGTAAAAGATACGTCCCTTGCCTTCACAACGCTTGCAGGCCATGACGTGCGGCGCGATGTTCTTCGTCTTCTCCATGACTACAACCGGCAGAATGAGGGTTCGATACGGTGCCAGACACCGTTTTCGTCACGTTTGTGGAAATAGTAGTTCACCGCGGTCTTGTACACCACGTTGCTCTCACGGAAGAGGTCCATGATCTCCGTGTACTCGCTGTCGAAACGGTCCTCGAGCTCGTACAGCTTACTCACGGACTTGTAGTCCAGATCGCCCTGGCGGTTGCGCTCGATCATGGTCATGCCGAGCTGGTACATCGGGTCGTCGGTACCCAGCTCGCGCCCCATGGCGTAGCGCTTCAGGTAATCCACCAGGCGTTCGGCGGCAAGGTCGGCACGCTCGTCGAAACTCTTCACCTTGTTGCTCCTCACCTCCAGCTTCATGTCACCGTCCACGATGGTGAAGCTCGCCTGCTCGTCCTTACGCAGCTGGCCGTATTCACGCATCACCGCACGGAAGGCGGCGGCCTCTTTCTCCACCCAGTCGCGGAACGCCTTCACGTCATCCACAACCGGGAGCAGCCGGTTCTTCACTTCAAGCATGAACTGCGCACGGAGGCCCTCATAGGCATCGCGCCGGTTACGCTTGCTTTCCTTCTCTTCCTGCTGGAGCTGTTTCAAAAGCTCCTTCCTGTCCTGGGCGGACAGGCTTTTTAATTGTTCTTTCAAATCCATAGCTAAAAAATTAAATGGTTGCTATTGTTGTTTATTCTCACGTTTACGGCGGATGGCACGCAGCTTCACCTGCAACGTGTCCAACGCCTCACAGTCAAGTTCACGGAACTCCTTGCCGGCGATACGGCTGTCCCGGCAGAAGGCGTTCACCCAGTCCCAGTCGGCCGTATCGATACCCAGCAGCTGCATCTGGTGCAGTACCGCGGAACGCTTCTGACGGAGAATCTTCCGGAGCTGTTCCTGATAAGTGGGCGGTACCAGCTTCTGCATGGCGGACACGGCGGCACTGTATTCCTTCAGTGTCATGTCACGCAGACTCGTGGTACGTCCCTCCGTGTACTGGGAAACGATGCTTTCCTTCAGTGCGTCACGATCCGATGTCGGAAGGCGGTTCAAAAGGCTGTAAAACGCCGCATAATTCTCGGGTTTATTTAACTGCTTGCGGCTGTTGATGTCTATCTGCATGGCTATACTGTTTTTTTGTTTATTTTAAGGTCATTGATTTCCTTAATCACTCTCTTTACTCTGATAGTACACAAATAATCAAGAAGATGCTCTTTTTCATTTTTTGTACACTTATACTGGTCGAAAAATTCAAGTATGCCCATTCTATTCAGATTTTCATTAACTCAAACTATTCATACCACATCAGCACAACTCTATGATTTCACCCACGGCAGAGCGTAGAAGAGTACGCAAAACCGAAGGGTTTCCGCTATCATAGATGACTTCCACACAACACTCATGGCGTGCGTTACGTGACACAACCAGCTCGCAAGTCATATTCTCACAGAGCCATTTTTCCACTACTTTACGGACACCAACTGCGGTGACCACAATTACCATTTTTTTACTCATAATATTGACCGTGCTGTATGTTATTCAACTCTTATCCTCCCGGTGTACTGGTTTCCCCGAAACTTCATCCCCTTGGTGAAGCCGCCCGGATATCCCAGTTCCTTGCTTCTCGCGTTTGCCAGCAACAAATGTTCCCGGCTAAGGGAGGCTACAAAACCTTTGTCCTTTTCCAGTCCCATCTCTCGGGCCTTCCGGGTGACGCTGCGTTCGGAAACACCGAGCATTTCAGCCAGCTCCCGGTTGAG